GCTTCACCACCAATAATCGTGCCGAAAATAGCTGATTTTTCGGCCTTCATTACAAAGCCATTATTTAGCCGATCGATCCTGAAGCATCTAAATGTTGCATCGGCGGCAGTTGACGGGATGTGAGCCCCATATCTAGCCCTGATCGCATGCTCAACACTCACAGGATGATCAGTCACACAACCTCCAGAAGACCGCCTTCAGATACAATAAGCTGGCCCGACTCGATCATCTTCTGAACTCGACGGATGCACGTCTGATAGCCGCCCTTGCCCATGGCTTTGAATGGTTTGCGATGGCGCAGTATCTGCGTGAGCGACCTGGTAGCAAGTCGCTTTCCGCTCAGTGCCTCAATAACCGCCTGCTCTTCAGCATCGACACCAGACTCACCGGCATCATGCAAAAGCGTTTCCATGTGATACGAAAGCGTTTCAACAACATCCATTGCCGTGCTGATCACGGCGTCAGGAATGATCTCCGGCACCTTCATGCCATGCCCGAGGCATTCAAAAACATGAAGTACTGCGGAAATTTTCAGTACGTGCGTCTCAAACTTTCCGAGCCAGGAAAGAAGCACCACGTCACCAGACTGGCCAAGCTCGCCCATACGCCCTTCGCTGTCGATCTTCCACTGGCGGATCATGTGATAGCCGACAGATGATGCGCGCAGCTGTTCGAGATTGCAGGGGTCCAGGATCACACGGGTTCCAGCATCTGAGTTCTTGAACGAAAATATCTTCGATGAATAAGCCTCGACGCATTTATGTACCGCCAGTTCAAACTGACGCTTGTCGTCGTCATGGACATAACCGTTATTAAACGTCCTGCTCCCGAGTAGCGTTGGTTCCGAGACGAAGAAAAACCGCTCGGCCATTCCCGAGCCGCCAGAGGCCGCCAGGACACGCTTGGATGCACCCATCTGCGCAATCAGTGTGATCGCCCCGTTAGCGATGCCGGAGAAGGCTGAGCGGCCGCCACGCATACCGGCAACGTATTCGCCAGCATACCCCTTCAGGATCAGTTCGTTAGTGCTAGAAAATGATCCTGACTCAGGGAACAACGAGGTCAACGCGGACTGCTCAGCGGAAGCAATGACAAATCGACCCTCAGAGCATTCGGACATGAACTTATCAAGCGCTGCCGAAGTGGCATCGGTCGCCAGGACAAAGCCATGTCTAATACCGGACTCTGGGTCGATGTCGCGCTCCTTATCCTCGCGCTTCTTGCCAAACACCTTCTTGTTATGCAGCGACATGGCCATGCTGTACGGAACAATCCCAGCATCCAGGATGCGGCTCTTCTGAGTTGCTGGAGGCTGCTCAACGATCACATAAAGACCGGTGCTTATCGGGTGCTTAGTTGCATACTGGACTGCGTAGTTGCACGCAACAGAGGCGCTTGCAGCACCGAGCATCGACATAAAAACGCTAGCCTCTGGAAACTCGATGCAGTGAGCCATAGTTGAGGCAAGCCGACCAATAACTGTATTAGCTGCCGACTCGGGTAACTGAATAAACTCATCGATAACTTCACCCTGCACAACAACCTGTTTCTTCTGTCTTGGCTTTTGTGGTGCTCGCGGCTTTGGAGCTGGAACACCTTTATCAATAGCAACTGTCGGGATGCCAATATCGAATGCGCTTACTTGAAAATCATCTTCATCAGGCATTACGTCCAGGTACACGTCAACCGGAGCGGTATCAAACTCTGGAGGGCTGCTGATATCGATCTCCTCCACTACGCGATCCTCCAAAGCCGGTATCCGTTTTCAAGTTTGCGGCGTGTAACCTTAAAGCCATTCTTTTTTTTCTTCTCGTACGCATAGGCGGCATTGGCTGCGCTTTCAACCTGGCTCAGTTCTTCGAAGAAAAGGCTGTCACCTACGTCCATATCTGCAAACGGGTAGCGTAATTTATTCTGCAAAGGAAGCTGTTCGCCCTTATCAATCTGCATCCATAACCCCTTCAATTTGTGAGATTTGAGCGCTTAGGTTGCCATGACTTTAATTTGTGCGCAATGTGCGCTTTGTGGCCTTTTGCGCGTTTTGGTCTTTTGTGCTCGTTTGTGGTCTTTGTGAATCATGCAATCTGAGTGCTTCTGAGTGCTAGTTGAGTGCTCAGTTTGCACTCAGGTCTAGGCCACGTAATACAAGGGCTGGAGGTATATCTGAGTGCTTGAGTGCTAATTTTTAAAAAACTGCGTTTCTGTATATTTTTTAACCAGATGTCAACCGTTTGAGTTTTTTTGAAAATGTGCGCGAGCCGAATTTAGCACTCAAGCACTCAGAATGTGCTCCAGGCCACGTGGCACAAGGGCTAGACCTGAGTGCGAGCAGAGCACTCACCAGCACTCACCAGCACTCAAGCCAATTTACTTACCGTAAAGTCAGGATTTTGAAATAGATAAAATATTTCTGCGACAACCGTTGACGTGGATAGTGGATATATCTACTATTGATTTCGTGGTGAATGAGCAGGTCGATGCTCCAGTAGCAGGAAGGTTTATCCAAGCCTGCACGTACCGGGTGACTGATAGAACAATCGGTGACTAGAGACACTTGAAGCCGGAGATCGACACCGGCCACCACAAGGCTTACTCGACATACGGCCATTATGTTTTGTCGATGACAGCTCGGAATAGACGGCAACGCTCTTTAAATCTGAAGTTGTTATTCGGCTGTTTTGTGTTATTCCTTTGAGCGCCAGGATATTTGTTGCTAGCAAACACGTAGCCGCACAAAACAGCCGAATAACAATTAAACCGAACACCGATTGCACATCGGTCAACTTCGCAAAGTTTGCATATACTCGGTTGCTCCTTCCGATAGCGCAATGCGATGAATGTGCTAGCCAAGGGTCTGCTTACCTGTATGCCAGTTGTCTCGCTGGTGGCGAATAGAGGCAAAGATAAGTGCCCGCACTCGCGGCAATCACCTAACTACAGGAGATTTACCATGAGCTATCCGCAACCTAAGCTTCCATCTAGTAATGTATTGATCGAAAAGCACAGCAAGGCGCGCTATATTGTCTGTCCGCAATTCCTGCGTGAATTTTGCGATAAACACGCAAGGGATCAGGTGCGGCGTTATAAGTAACATTCTACTTCGGACGCGGATGTAGTCGCCAGACCGCAGGTGCGGAATAATCTTCCAGGGCGGTACAAACCCCGATTGCTGGAGCTGGATCGGTAACCAGCACAAAAGCCCGCAACCTCACGGAAGCGGGCTTTTTCATTTCTGGCGTGTGGTATAGTTGCCATTAAATCCATGTTTCGGACAGGCGGGACAGAATGCATATTCAATACGTGAAAAGGTTCTGGAAATTCAGCATTGCCAGATCGGGGTGCGTTACCAGGTTCGATGCCTTTGGTTACCTGGTATTCCTCAAGCTTGGCTCGGCATATTTCCTTTTCCGCAAACGCATTTGGAGATCTTGCTGATGACGCCAGAGCAGAAGGCTTTATTCGATCAGCTGACTGAGCTGCAGCAGAGGACTGCTACGGGGGTGCTTGCTGGCATGACCCAAAGAGCTGCTTACTGGGCCGCTGGTGGAAAGGCTGATAACGATGATTCGGCAGACTCCAGCTCGTCTCAGATCTTGAGCAATCTAAAGGTCAAGGCATTCATGGATTCCATGAAAGTGCAAGCAGTTTCTGACGCAATTATGGGTCGTGAAGAAATGATGCGGCGCCTGTCCCTTTTGGGTCGCAAGGGCGTCAAAGACATCGTGCGCTTCCGCACAGCCACTGTAGGCCTCGACATGGAGACCGGCGAGCCTCTGGTCCAGACCGCATGGGAGATCCCCGACAGCGTGCTACAGGACCAGGAATCCCTATCCATTATCGAATCGCTTGAGGTCGGAAAGGGTGGACCTAAGGTCAAGACGTATTCGTCGATCCAGGCCATGGCCCTGCTTGCCAAGCTGCAAGGGTTCGAGGCTGCGCAGAAGTTCGAGCACAGCGGACCAGGTGGCGGCCCGATCTTGACCAGGGATGTCAGCGAGATGTCAGATGAGGCGCTGATGGCTCTGATTACTGGCGGCGAGACGAAAGACGAATGACTCCGGTGCAACTGGCCGCGCAGGAGCTACTAAGGCGCAGGAAGGCTCGTAGGGGTCTTCTCGACTTCATCAGGTACATCAACCCTGAGTACATCGTCAGCGAGTTCGCTGTTGAGCTGTGTGCGGCGCTGGAGCAGTTCCTTGCCGATCAGCAGGCTGGCAAGCGACCCGTGCTCGTCGTCCAGGCGCCCCCTCAGCACGGCAAGTCCGATATTGTCAGCCGGTATGCTCCGGCCTGGATCTTTGGCCAAAACCCCGACCTATGCCTGGGCGGCCTGTCATACTCCAAAGACCTTGCTACAGACATGAATCGCGACGTACAGCGGATCATGCTCAGCCCTGAGTACACGCGGCTTTTCCCTGCATCATCCTTGAACGCCAAGCGAGTGGTTACGGTCGAGGTTGAGGCCAAGCGTAACAGCGACGTTTTCGAGATCGTCGGGCGCAAGGGTCGATATATCGGTCAGGGTGTTGGTGGCCCGCTCACGGGCAAGCGAATTGATATTGGCATCGTGGATGACCCGATCAAGAACGCCCAAGAGGCACTAAGCCAGACCGTCAAGGACGGGATCTGGAACTGGTACATCACGACCTTCCTGACGCGCCTGTCGAAGAACAGCGGGCAAATCATCATGGCGACCAGCTGGGCCACTGACGACTTGTCAGGGCGCATCCTGAAGGGCAACGCCAAGGCCAAGCATCTGAAGTTTGTCGCGGTCAACCTGCCAGGCGAGAAGGGCTACAATCCTGATCGGCGACAGGGTGCGCTGGTTCCAGACCTGCACCCCCTCGACAAGCTGCTCGAAACCAAGGCTGTCATGTCCGACTACTTCTGGTCGGCCATGTATCAGCAGTCGCCAATTGCTGTCGGCGGCAACCTATTCAAGACTGACGGCTTCCACTACTGGAAAGGCGTGCCGCCCAAACTCAAATGGCGCGGCGTCTATGCGGATACCGCGCAGAAGACCAAAGAACATAATGACTATTCCGTGTTCCAGTGCTGGGGAGAATCATGGGAAGGTCAGGCCGTTCTATTGGACCAGGTGCGCGGCAAGTGGGAAGCCCCCGAGCTTCTGGCCCAGGCCAAGGCGTTTTGGGCTAAGCATAAGGCCGAGAGCAACGGGGTGCTGCGCTCATTCAACGTCGAGGATAAGGCGAGCGGTACAGGGCTCATTCAGTCGATGAAGGGCATCCCTGTCGTTGGCATCCCTCGATCCGTGGATAAGATCACGCGAGCCATGGACGCCATTCCGCTGATACAATCGGGCAACGTGCTACTGCCAGAGGATGCGCCGTGGCTGTCTGACTACCTATCTGAGTTCGCAGCCTTCCCGAAAGGTGCCCACGACGACCAGGTCGATCCGACGATGGACGCAATCCAAGACATCCTGTCACCGCAGAAAACTGACTACAGGTCACTCCTATGAGCCGAACCACAAAATTCATCGACGGCCTGGCGAGCATCGTCAACGGCCTGGCCAATCGTCGCAGCGCCATGCAAACGAACGTCGTCGTGTCCACGCGACTCGACGATAGCCAGTTGCGCGCCATCTACAAGACCGGGCTTGGCTCAAAGATCATCCGCATCAAGACCGGCTACGCGCTTAACGACACGCTCCAGTTCAAGGATAAGCAGGACGAGCGCATCTACAAGGTCAGGATTGAGCGCGCCGTCAAGAAGGCCTCCAAGTTCATGCTGGGCTTCGGTCGCGGCATAATCCTGATGAATGAGGTTGGCGCCGACCTGAAGACTGCCGCGCGCGACGTGGACATGAGCCGAGTCAGACTGGAGGTGTTCAGTGGCGACATGGTGACGGTCCAAAACATGACCTTTGACCTTGACAGCGCACGATACCAGCGCCCTCGTTTCTACTCCGTGCGCGGCAAGCTGTTCCACTACACGCGAGTCATTGACTTCTCGTACTACATGCCGCCAGAGGTTGACCTGCCGACGTACCGCTATGGCGGCGTCAGTGAGTTCGAGATGATTCACACCCAGCTGATCAACGATGGGATCGTTGAGCGGGCAAGCGGGACCATCCTCGAAAAGAACTCGACGCTATTCCACAAGATCAAGGGCTTCAAGGATTCGATCAAGTGCAAGGAAGATGACGCGCTGATCGAATATTACTCCAAGCTCGCTGAGATCCGGGGCATCTATGGCGACGGGATCATCGACGCGGAAGACGATGTAATCACGGTTGCGCAGTCCCTGACCGACCTGGCCAACGTCGATAACGTCAGCCTGCGCCGCCTGGCATTGGTGACGTCCATCCCCCTTCCATTGCTGGTTGGCGAGTCCGTTGGCGGCCTGAACAGCTCGGGAATCCAAGAGCGCCAGTCGTTTCAGGACATGACCGAAGCTCTCCAGTATGACTACCTGCTTGATCCCATCGTCGAGATATGTTCAGCGTTTGGCATCGACTGCGTAGAATTCAAGGAGAACCAGGGTGGCACGGCACTTGAGCGCCTGGACTTTGAGACCAAGGTGATTGACAACGCCGTCAAGCTGGATGCGCTGGGTGAGGATTATCGCGGCTACCTGAAAGAGCATGACGTACTCAAGGATGATCCGTGGAAGGCTATTTTCATGCCGGACGAGGCGGATGTCGATGAGGCTGACGCGCTGGCTGCATCGCTTGAGGATGATCAGGTATGAAGCGCGAAGTGACAGCAGCAAAGCCGACCCCAATCAAGGCCCCGAAGTCCCCGCGCGGCATCGAGAACGAGTTCGCCGAGATCATGGACTTCATGATTCAGCAGATGGCGCAGCGATTCCAGAATCAAGTGCTGAACAAGATCCAGGCTAAGACGGTGGAGAAGTTTGCGGATCGGTCGCCCATCGTGGTGCGCCTATCCAGGGAGCGGAAGGTTGTCGATCACTACCGCGACAGCAAGCAGCACGTAGAGAGAGAGATATCGTTTACCGACTCTGCAGGCGTCAAATGGTCGCGCACTGAAAGCGTGTGGAAAGACGTGAAAGTCCCAGTATACCGAACTGAGCGCTACGAAATGCGTGGCCTGTCGGACGTGATCCGCTACGATACTGATCGCGTGCTTGACTTCGAAGACGCCCAGACCGGCAACTTCGCATCGATCCTCCTGCGGCTGTCCAAGGCCGCCAAGCGCAGCCTGCTCAAGCAATTCAGCAATGGGCGCCTAGAGACTGTCAGCAAGCAGATTCTGGCCAAGCTCGACAAGAAGGCCAAGAAGGAATTCTATGAGCGGGTGGCCGGCAAGACTGGCATCGACGTTACCAGTCTGGTCGCCAAAGAGGGCCTTAAGTCCACGACCAATGCGCTGGTAGCCGAGACCGCTCAGTGGGTTCAAACCCTGCGCGACGACACATTCCAGAAGTTCACCAACAACACGCTGTTTGCCATGAGTCAGGGCGAGTCGCTGGACACCATCGTTAAGCAGTTTGATGACGTGGTTATCGAGCGCAAGAATCATGCCAAGTTCCTGGCGAGGAACCAGGTGCAGAATTACAATTCCATCACGACCAAGATCCGGGCGCAGAACCTCGGCATAACCAAGGCTATTTGGGAGACGGCAGACGACGACCGTGTGCGC